ATCAAGAATGGAGCGAGATAGATCGTCGTTACAGAACCTATGGAGACTTCCAAAACCAATCGGACATCATTTATGTTGACATGAAGCAATTCATTAAAGACGGTGGTGGACAAGGGTTACTTCCTGCTGGTTTCAAAGGACCTGTTAGACCTAAAGGGTTTAGTCTTAATTATGGTTCCGTTGGCGCAAACACTTTTGGTGACGCAGAAAATACCGGCGTAAACGCAACAGGCTTGCTGACTCCAATTAAAACTGCTGGTGCCGATGTGGATGCTTTGACCTTTATCATCGATGACGGAATAAATTCAGCAATTACTTATACATTTACTGGTCTTACTACCGCTAGAACTAGTGCTACGGCTTATACAGTGAGCACGGGCTCTCTTACTAATCTCGCTAGTATAACAGCGAGGGCAACAACAGCTATTGATTTAGCCTTTACCAATGGAGATAGTGTTATCAACGCTGTAGATCAATCTACTAACGTTGGACTAACTTCGTCCGTTGCTGGTACATTTATAAACGGCAAAACGATTACTGGTACCTACATAGCATCGTTGACTGGTTCCATGGTCGCTTTTGCGAATGGTACGGACTCCGATGATTTTGCTGGTGCTTTCGTCAAAGGGAACGACTCAGTTCCTTCAACAGGTGGTTCTTCCACCGTGTTCGTAGACGGACCTTTGAACTTCACAGCTTCATACAAATTCCCAGCAATTCCTTTGAGAGCAAACGGGACTGAAGGTGGCGCAGCTGATCCTTTTCGTGCTTATTACGGAATTCGTCCAGCAGTAAACACAACATCAACAACACATGATCCAGATTACTGCGATTATCTCAGAAGACTTCCTGTCGGTGTGGACTCATTCACTCCGGGAACAGACTTTGAGCTTTCATTCACATTTACTTTGGATGATATCGTGATCGATACGGCAGCAAACACTGTAACTTATACAGATGCTTCTTATGCAGGAAACACTTCTTATTCAGTCTTAAACTCTTTTGGAGCACTTCTCGATAAAAATGTTCGTCAATTCTTGATGCCAATTCATGGCGGATTTGAAGGGTGGGACATTACAGAGAAAGAACCTCTTCGAGACGACCTAATCGGTACAACTAGAAATGACTCTACAAACTATCTTCAATACACAATGAACAAGGCACTAGACTCTGTTCTTGATCCAGAAGTAGTTCCAGCAAACCTTCTTGTTATGCCGGGAATTAAGAAGCCATTAATCACAAACAGAATCATCACTGTTGCTGAGAGTAGACAAGATACTTTAGCAATCATTGATCTAGAAAATGACTATACTCCGGTTGCAGAAAGAGATACAGCTGATACAGATTCTAATTCATTGGGATCGGTTACTAGTGCAGTAAGTTCTTTGAAGCAAAGAAATCTCAACTCTTCTTACGCTGCTGCTTTCTATCCTGCGGTACAGGTTTCAGATAATTTGAACGGCGGCCAACTTGTATGGTTACCTTCATCGGTAGCTGGACTTGGAGCGATGGGTAAATCTCAAGCACAATCTGAATTGTGGTTTGCTCCTGCTGGATTTAATCGCGGTGGACTTGGTTCCCTTGGTGGACCTCGTGGACCTCGCGTACTTCAAGCAAGACAACGTCTAGATTCAAAAGAGAGAGATTTATTATACGAAGTAAATATCAACCCAATCGCAACCTTCCCTGCTGAAGGTGTGGTAATCTTTGGACAAAAGACTCTTCAGGCAGATGCTTCTGCGCTGGATCGTATCAACGTCCGTCGTTTGGTTCTTTACTTGAAGTCTGCTGTTTCAACAGTTTCTCGCAACTTGCTATTTGACCAGAACGTACAATCAACATGGAACCGATTTAAGGCGCAGGTTAATCCAATCCTTTCTGATGTTCAATCTAGATTTGGACTTTCTGATTACAAATTGATCCTTGACGATACAACAACAACTGCCGATCTTATTGATCGTAATATCATGTACGCCAAAATCTACATCAAACCAGCCCGTGCGATTGAGTACATCGTGGTTGACTTTGTTATCACCAAGACTGGTGCGGATTTTGTCTAAGCCACTAATTAAGAATATATAGGAGATTAATATCATGGCATTTTGGGGAACAGATTTAGTAGCTGGAGACGGCGATCCAAAAAGAAAGTTTAGATGGAAAATTCAATTCGGTGGAAACGCCAACATGACTACACCATCAGCCGGAGGAGGGGACGACCTTGGAGTTGGAGACGGCAGTGGTGTTGTATGGTTTGCGAAGACCGTCACAAAGCCAGAAATGACTGTTGGAGATGCGGAACACAAATTCCTCGGACACACATTTAAGTATCCTGGTTCAGTAACTTGGAATGATCTTGAAATAATGCTTGTTGATCCGGTTTCACCAGACGCAGCAAAGCAAACTCTTGACATTCTTCACGGAGCTGGATATAGATTTGCTGATGCAGACTACCTTACTGGTCCAAATGCTCTATATACCATGGCAAAAGGCGGCGCTACTGCTGCTTTGAAGCCATTCATCATCTCACAACTTGATGCTGAGGGTAACACGATTGAGCAGTGGGAACTTCACAATCCGTTTGTAACGAAAGTTGGATTTGGCGATCTTTCCTATGAAGATGACGCTTTGTCCGAGATATCTTTAACAGTCAAGTACGACTGGGCTAAATGGTCAGCGTCTGGTAATTCAGAAATATTCAAGGCTGGTTACTCACCTAATAGCTAAGGAGTCTTAAATGACATTTTGGGGTACAGATCTCAAGGGAGACAGCAGCCATCCTAAACAAAAATCTAGATTCATTGTTGAACTAGGTAATGGTGGCTGGATGCTCTCCTTGTCTACTATTACGAAACCTTCTGTAAGTATCGAGAGCAAAGAGTATAGGATGATTAATCATCGTTATAACTATCCCGGCATTCCCAAGTGGGAACCGATTACAATGACTTTTGTTGATAATCAAATATGGGGTACAAATGAAAAGACAGGAGAACGAAGCACTTCCGGTCAGTTATTTGAAATGTTAATGGCGACAGGATATGTGACTCCAAGTGGAGCAAACTCTACTCTGCCCAATAAAAGACCAGCTGCTGGTAATGGTGCATTTCTCGTTCCAGTTGTTTCTCCAGAAAAAGCTGCTAACATTGCGGGTTCTTTTGGGAATACTTTCATAATCTATCAATTAGCTCCAGAGGGAACAGACGGGGATGCGAATGTCAACTTTACAGAGAAGTGGACGCTTTTTAATCCAATCATAACAAAGATATCTTGGGGTGAACTTGATTACGCATCAGACGATCTTGTTCAATATACCCTAGATGTTACATACGATTGGGCAGAGCATGAAGAACCAGGTCAACAAAATTTTGAGACACCAAGGTTTGGGCCTGATTCTAGAACAGAATAAACTAAGAGGTATTAATGAAGAAACGAAACAATCAAGACCGCATGATGGGCGGTCATAAACCACGACCATCAGAAGAGGCGCCACAAATGGCCAATCCAATGGATTTTGTAACGCCAACGCAATTTGTACAAATCCCATCCAAAGGCAGATATCCAGAAGGACACCCATTGTGCGGAGAAGATTCAATTGAAATCAAGTACATGACAGCAAAAGATGAGGATGTTCTAACAAACAGATCTCTTCTCAAAAAAGGTTTAGCAATTGATCGATTAATTCAAAATCTCATTAAAGATCCAACTGTTAATGCTCGCTCTCTTTATATTGGTGATCGTAATGCGATCATCATTAACGCAAGAGCCTCTGCCTATGGTGCGGACTACAAAACATCCGTGCAATGCCCAGCGTGTGGAGAAACATCAAAGTTTAAATTTGATCTTGCGGACCACGAAGAGTATAACGGAGACGAATATCCAGAAGAAGTCGTAGACAATGAGGATGGAACATTCTCAATCACTTTACCAGTATCAACTATTGTTGCCCGTATTCGTCCATTAACGGGCCAAGACGAGATCGAAATGCTTTCGGAGGGTAAAGCTAAGGATATCACAAACGACCTCATTACAAAGCAAATGAAGCGCTTTGTAATAGACTTTAACGGATACAATGAATTGAGTACAATCAATCATGTTATCGACAATATGACAGCTGGAGATGCGAAGGTTCTAAGAGCTGCTTTTCGAGCAATATCACCAGACATTAAGATGGAACAAACATTTGTTTGCAAAAATTGCGAACATGAGGAGGTTATGACGGTTCCATTCGGAACGGACTTTTTTTGGCCTGACCGATGAGTACATGGAACAAGTCTATGAGTGCTTCTTTACATTAAAGCATTATGGTGGCTGGTCGTTGTTCGAATTATACAACTTACCCGTAGGTCTTCGGACTTGGTGGTTAGAGAGAACAATTGAAGAATACAAGAAAGAAGCGGAGCAAGCTAAGAAGTCTTCGAGATAATGATGTTCGGCTTTGGCCGAGCATTTTCTTTTTAGAACTATTTATTGTATCAACGAGGACCTATAGATGCCCACACCAGAAGAAACAGAACAACTAGCAAACGCAGCCAAATTGGCGGAGAGCCAAGTTGAACTTAATAGAAGAGTGCAGGAATACAATGACCTTCTCACACAAGCTAATAACCTTAGTGTTGGCTTGACTGATGTTCAGGCATCATTAGCGGGGCTTCAGGCAGACGAGCTGAATAAAAGGCAGGATATAAGAAAAATTAATGAAGAAATAGCTTCAATCAATCGTGATATGGTCGATGCCGATGCCACGCAACTGGAGAATCTTCAACGAAAACTAGACCTTGAAAAAGCATCCAGAGATGTTCAAAATGACGAACTTGGCGGAATAAGAGAGCGTAAAAAAATTGCGAATGAAATACTAGACGTTCAAAAGAAATACGGAAAAGAAGTTGTAACAAATTTGACAAATGCGAAAGCGTTGTCCGGATCAGCTGAAAGTTTATTAAAAAAGTTTGCTGGGGGACTACCAGGAATTGGCGGATTGTTTCAGCAGATTTTTAAACAAGGAAAGAACTTGAAAGAACTCGGACAGGGATTGGAAGGCCTCAGTCAGATAACCGGCGGAAAGCTTGGTCGAGCTCTTGGTGTGGCCGGCAAAAGCCTTCAAGGGCTTAAGCTAGGAATGGCTGGCCTTATAGCTCTAGGGGCAGCAGTCGGTAAGCTAGCAATAGAATTTGATAACTTGTCAAAAGAAATTGGTCGAACTACTGGATTTGGAGATAAGTTTAACAAAACATTAATACAAGGGTATAAGCAAACGATGACATCTGGTGTTTCGATTGCTGAGTTTGGAAAAGCAATAACTGGTTTAGCGAACAACTTTTCAGGATTTAATCCAAATGCTGAGAAGACAAACACAACTTTGTCAGCCACAGCATCTCAGTTGGACAAACTTGGTGTTGGAGTTGACGTATCAACAAAACTAATGGATCACTTTCATCGTACCATGGGTGTCTCAGCAGAGGTAGCCGCAGACATGACCGCACAATTAGTTATGATGGGTAGGGAGATAGGGATCACAACGGCAAAAATGGCCAGTGACTTTCAAGCATCTGCTGGTGTTCTGGCAAGGTATGGTAAGGATAATGTAGAAGTGTTCAAACAGCTCGCCGCTCAAACCAAAGCAACAGGTCTGGAAATGGGTACCCTACTAGGTATTGCTGATAAATTCGATAAATTCGACACAGCGGCAGACTCAGCAGCACAATTAAATGCCGTTCTTGGTACGCAACTCTCAACGCTTGAGCTAATGAGTGCTAATGAAGCCGAAAGGGTTGACATGATAAGGCAACAAGTTCAAGCATCCGTTGGAAATTTTGATTCTTTGGATAAATTTACTAAAATGTACGTTGCTCAGGCAATGGGTGTAAAAGATGTTGCCGAGGCCCAAAGATTGCTAAACATGAGCCAAGCAGAGGCAGCTAGATACGCACAAGGACAAAGAGAGCAAGCCGACATTCAAGCAGAATTGGCCGCAGCGACAAGAGAACTGGTTCCGTTATTAGATAAGTTGAAAATCATAGGGATCAAATTGTTCATGACATTTGAGCCTTTGATCTTCGCATTCGGTGCGGTATTTGATGTCTTTGAGCTACTTTATGAACAGATTTCAAAAGTGTCAGATACCAAAGGAATGATGGAGGCACTTGGGATGGCATTTAAGGTCCTCGCAATCGGCGGGTTGGCGTTAGCAGCAGGAATTGGGTGGATACCTGCTACAATCATCGCTGTGGTGGCAGCCTTTGGCGCATTTTATGATACAATGAGCCAAACGATTAATCCACCTTTTGTAAGAATATTTCATTTTTTATCGGAAGGTATGAAGATCATGTTAACTCCTATGAAAATTGTTTTGGGATTTATTGAAGACATGACAAATAAGTTTGGAAAGTTTTTCTTGATAATGTCTGGTAATTCTGATTCGATTGGATCTTTTATGGGCGCCGCTGAAGGCAACAAGTTTGACATAAAAGCATTCGCCGAATTAGATACATCAAAAATAGCAACTGGTTTTAACAAGGTTAAGTCTGCTGTGATGGAGCTTTCCAACATAAAAATAGATGGGTTTTTAGCGATGTCTACCACGGGAGATTCATCTTCATTTGTTATGGGGTCCGATGGTTTAATTAAAAGTATTACCGAAGGCAAGCTAATCGTTGATGTCAAAATGCCCGATATGAAGCTCCCAGATGTACTTGTTAAAGTATTTATTGGAGACAAGGAGCTTACTACTTTAATCGACCACCGTATTGAAGCTATGGGCGGAGCAATTGGGTAATGGCATTAAAACCAGGAAAATATACATCTAAATACAACATATCTGATACCATTCTTGATAGGGTGATGGAAGACGGGGTTGAAACCTTTAGAGGTTCTGGTAGTGACTATTCGGAACTGGCTGATTCGATATATATAGCTAGCGTCGCTCTCAAAAGAGTCGTGGCACTGAAAGCATTCATTGAGACTGTAAAGTATAACATTGCTAAAACAACCGAGATTACAGAAGAAAAAGACAAGAACAGCAAGGTCTATACTGCACTTGATGGGGACATGGATATCGATATCACATTAAACATCCCAGCACACTCAACAAATGAAGCGGTAAATAACCTAGCCAAAATAGAAGAACTTCAAAGATTAATATCTCCCAATTCTGGGTATAGAATTGGCGATAGCTTGTTCAATGTTGACAACAATGGGGATGGAGTCGTCCTGCCTGTCTTTAGAGTTTGGTTTAAAAATATAATATCAATGGGATCACCATATGTATCATATTCCACTCCTTTGGCCATGGATTTTAGTGACATAATGAACAATGGGTTCCCCTGTGTTATAGAATCTGTAGTATTTGAACCGGCCATGGATGCTGGTTTTTTTCAATTTGATAATTTCTTATATCCAAAGGTAATCAAATTGAATCTGAAACTAATCATGGAAGTATCCCAGACAGGAATGATGAATCTGCCTATTGAAGGATTCACTTCCAATGGACAATACACAGATTTTGATAATCAATACTTTCCATTTAGCGTTAGAACCTTGGCTGGTGAAATTCCTGGTGTGTTAAGAGCTCCCAAGGCTACTGTTGATGAAATAAATGAATTGGATTATTCTTTAGAACAAGGGTACCAAAATCCTGCTTTTTTTATGTCGATTGAGGTGAAAAAAGATTCAGAATCCATTGCGACTAGAGAAGGTGAGAATAGGAGATGGGTTGTGTTTAAGCCATTTTTGGAATCGTTCACTCGGACCCATGGCACGAGCGTCACCTATGCCGAATCAAAAGAAAGGGTTGGGAAAATAGTCGCATCAGATCAAGCTATAACTTTTAAGGATTTAAGTTATAAATTTAAACTTCTTATACCAGCCAAAGATGTTGCTGAGGCGAAAAGAAACTGTGCTAAAATACAATATCTCATGAGAATGTTTTATCGACCACCACAACCAGTTGATGTTGTCAATATAGACAGAATTCACAGAGGAAGCAAGTCTGGAGCTTTGAAAAAAGAGTATGGTTCTCTATCGAACAGAAGGATAAGGGTATATAGCCCGAGCTTCATCGAGAAGGCAGGTGCTGCCAATGAATATGACAATCTAACTTTTGACTACATGTACGAAAATGGGATACCAATGTTCTTTAGCAGCTTGGCTGTTGACATAAATTTTGAGATGGGGTTCTTTGAAGAGGACAATAAATTATATCCAAAGGAATTGTCCATAGACTTGGACTTCATGTATGATAGCAACGACCTAATTAAGACATATGTATTGAATGACGATGAATACTCCATGCAATCATCAAAAGCAACAGGCGAACCTCAGAAATTCCCATATAATAGACAAACAAGCACAATTAAACTAGGATAACCACAATGCCAAAGTTTTTAGACGACAAAGTAGCAATCTTAAATAGCGACTCATATAAAGAAGTTTTTGAAAAGAGGGGTTTGAAGTTTATTCGTATACGGAGAACAAAGGATTTTTCTAAATTAACAGGCCAAGATTTCGAGATTCAATCAGAACATGTTTGGACAGTAACAGATAGTTTAAACAAACTATCCTCTCGCTTCTTTGGCAGTTATGAATTTTGGTGGACGATAGGCATGATCAACGGAAAACCAACAGATGCCCATTATTCAATTGGAGACATTGTTTATATTCCAAAAAATCCGAATAGAATTAGGGAGATGATGAGATAATGTCGGCATTTATACCAACCAACATCGCCAATAAAGCAGCTAAGCTATACAAAGAAGGTATAGAATTTAAATTCACAGACGTAACCAATGGCAATAAGGCAGAGGATAGCTCCGGAGCTTTCCCAACAACAGATGCCAAGTATACAGAATCCAGAATATCTTACTATTTGAGGAATGCTGTAAACGATATTGACGTACTTGATACAAATCAGCTGTTTTATTTGACTAAAATGTTGGGAATTGAAAAAAGCTCACCAGTAACACTATACCTCAGAACCCCCACTAGAATAGAGCTGGGGTCTTTCGGAAGCGGTGCTACCAAGGCAGATAAACAGCTCATATTTGACGAAAAAATCATGCCACTAATAGAAATCCACAGACAAAAAATTGAGGATAGTGGTGTCTTGGATGCTGTGATCTTAGCTGTTTTTAAAGAATGGTATAATAAAGACAGCCCCAACTTCTTTACTAGGTACTTGGAAATATCTAATGAGTTGTTTAAAAATCCAAACATTAAAACTATATCTGACTTAAACAGCAACCCGGTGGACATGGGTTATGGAGCCAAAATAACAGTTCGAGAAGCTTTTTTTAAAAGCATGCTTCCTGGCAACGGAGACATTGATTCTGATCTTATGAACTTATTAGGGTTTAATCAATTTATTCGCGATAATAGTGAATATAATCAATTAGGCGCTGTTTTGAATGACCCCACGCTAGAGGGTCTTATACTAGCTAAGCAGGAGGACCCTGAGGCATTTAATAACATTGCAGCAGCAGCAGTGGGACTCCCTTTAGACTTAGACGAAGGAGACATCAACACCCTTAATCAGTGTGCGATCATCTCTGGCTTAATACATCCAGACTCTCCTTTTAATTTCATAAGATACATGGAAGATTATAAAGCATCCCCTCTTCAAAACACAGGGTCGTATACCCAAGGCACTAATAGGATCTACCCAGTAGAAATTGAAGATTTTAACCCTCACAAGCTAATAAACAACTGTACAATAAACAAGAAAATTAAAAACATTTTTAACTCAACAGATACTGTTACTCCACATAATATGGCAAAAGGTATATTTTGGGTATACGAGGATAATAAAAATAAGCTAAGAGAGGCAGAACTATCTACGAACTCAATGATACACAAAAAAAAGTTGTCTTCGGTTCTTGATGACTTGAGTGACAATATCGATGGCCCCTCTTATTCAGAAGAGTACGAGTCTTTTTTGGACACAAATTTAATCAAGGCAGATAGTTCTTATTATTTTCTAGAAAATACTAAAATTAACTTTGACGGAACAAACCCATCAACCGCCAGAAATGACGTGAAAGTTGAAATGACTTGGAAACTAGGTTCACTGGAGGGACTAAACAGTACAATGGCAGTCTTAGGAACCAACGATGGACTTGATGTAGATACTTTGATAACTATCAAAGATTTGATAACACTACCAATAACTAAAAAGCCAAGCACTTCGGACGGACCAGGTCAATTCATAACAAATCAGTATAGTCCAAATTACTCTAGATTGAGATTAAAAGTTGCTCCATATGGAAGCAGAGATGCTGTCCACTTAAGCGATTGTATGCTTTTAGACTTAGCAATTATTGACCATCAAATAAATAGGTCTAGCGAAACCGGTGAAACTACTTTAACTATTAGTTACCGTGGATATTTTGAGGCATCACTGAACATGCCTTTCAACGATGCCCTCGCCTCACCAGAAACAATAGACTCTCGCCAAAAAAGACAAGAAGAAGCTTTGGATAAATTATTGGAAAACGACTGTAAACCAGAGTTAATAAGAGAGGCTCTCAGAAGAGAAGGTCAAGTTTTCGCAAGAGAGGCGTCAAATGCTTCAGCTGGGACAGTCTTGATGAGAATGCAAGGGAATTCATTAATACACGCATATTCCCTAGACGAAAACATGATGAGATCAAACACAATTGGAAATGTTTTAGATGGCAGGAAGATGTATGTAAAGAGTGTGTTGAAAGGTCAAGGTGGAGCACTTTCAAAAAAAGATGCGAAACAACTAAGTGAGATTGTATTTGATCGTGAAATAGGAGATGAAGGTGTTGTTGAATATGATGGCGACGGGTTTTTTGGATCCGGCGACCCAAGCAGCGATGACTTGTCTAGAAAAAGACTTCTAAATAAAATAGATAAAAACTTTTTCTTCTTAGGTGATTTGATGTGGACACTTTTAGACTGTTTATATGATAAAAAATCGGTAAAACACAGAGAAACGGTGAGAAATTTAAATCTTAGGTTTATGATGGGTACGATATATGTTCCTAATCCGAAAAATCTTGGAGGATCACCAACTATAATCAATCCAATCAGCATTCCTGTTGATTTAAAGTTTTTTGTACAATGGTTTAATGCTTTGATTACAAATAAGGGGTTAACCCACTACCCTATTGGAACTTTTATCAGAGATTTGGTAGAGAGGCTAATAAACGACGTAATATACGACACTTGCTTTTCCCTACTTCTCCCAGATGAAAATCCACCACTATTAAGAAGTCGTACTTTTGTAAGCAACAATGTGAGCTGGTTTGAAAAAAGCTCCAATGGCTGGTTTTATCCAGAAAATCCATATGGTGATGGGACAAAAGTTGATATTTTGTTTGAAAAAAGCTTAACCTCCGATAATAAATTATCCGGTACATGGTCGGACTTAATTAATTCAAAGAACTATTGTGTGATATATCAACAATTCCCTTCTTACAAAAGACAGCTGACTTCTGAACGGAACAGTACTCTGCGTGAAGACGAATACACTCCTACAATATATTACGGAGCAAAAAATAAAAACTATAATTTTTTATCCAATGTATCGTTTGCAAAAACAAACTCTCCATTTTTGAGAGAGGCTAGATACTTCAATACGAACTACGGCGGACTGTCTCTGCTCTCTAATGTATATGATTTATCATTTTCATTCAAAAGAAGGAAGGCTAATACATTATTTTATCCGGGATGTATTCTTAATTTTGTTTTGCTTGACTGGGGCAAGAGGTGGGTAGACGACCCACCATGGAAAATCAATTCTGGTGGGAGTATTTCTCACTACTTTGGATCGGGTGATCTTGGGGATTCTGATCCACATAAGGAAGGCACTATATCAAACATAATGGGCATGGGTGGATATTTCATTATAAAATCAGTAGAGTACAACATAGGAGAGACTCCTGGTGAATTTGAAATCAACATAACCACTAAATTTTTAGGAACTGACGCTAGTAAGAAATACAACAGAACCGATGTTAAAATTAAGCAAATAGAAGACAAAGAAGAGTGTGCTGCCGTGTTCAATGTTATTGCTGATAGGTTAAATGAGCTAACAAGAGGGGATGAAAATAGGGAAGTCGTTTACAGGGCAACAAGCAATTCTTCAAATAAAAATAACAATCAACCAGCAACGAGACAATCGGAAGTCACCAAAGCCCCTGCAGAAAAACTTGATATGGATGCTGTGAGAGCACAAGAAGCCAAAGCATATAAAGATAGGTACAAATAATCCTAGGAGAGACGCTGTGAGTAGAGATTTCAATTCAACAAACAAAACAAAGCCGTATATCAGAAGACTTTTTTATCGAGGAAAGTGGGAAACAAAAGCTTATAAAGAGAACAGAGGAATTGGTCCTGATATGATCAAAGATACCAATTTCGTTGAGAGAATTCACTATGGACTCATAGATCATGAAAACAACTCCGTGATTCCAAATGAAAACTTTATAGTAAACACAACAAGCGGTCGAGTATTTGACTTTGTTGCTGATTCTTATTCGCTAATGCGACTCAATTGGACAACCGCTTTACAAAAAGGTCTTATTTCTTTGGAAGGATCTGCTTTTAGTAATCTAACAATGGTTAATTCATACAAGAGTCCTCGGGTAAGTTACGGAGAATACTTGGGAAGTATTCTCGAATTTTACAACAACACATATATATCTCAAAACATAGGTATTACAAATATAACATCTTACGAAATTTATGTCAAGAACTTTTTTGATTTTATTTTTAAAGAAACATCGGATATGGCGATAACCATGACAAGATGGAACACGTCAAACAACTCAAGTATTTTAAATACTGGTCTTGCTTTTTCTTATTCGGATATTCCTATGGACGCCGATCAGCAGAAAATAGATCAAATTATTGACCATCCCTCTTTTGATTACTTCAAAAATTTAAGTTTAAACATGGGATTTTCTATCATACATAATAATCCAAATATATTATTATATGATATAGCTTCTCCTGCTGGAGCAAGCATGAGACAATCATATGGTATATACACCTTACCATATATCTTTAGTACTAGATATATAAGAACATATACAATAGATAATAACATGTTATATAATAATATTAATATATACTATAATAAATATGTTAATAAGAACCCTCAAACAAAGGTAGTGAAAGTTGTCTGTGGGCAAACTGTATCAGAATATATTAGATTATCAAACGTATCGTTTAGTAAGAAACCATATACCGACTTGGAAGAGTTGAATTTATATTGTAAAATTAGAAATCTTGAAGAAGGCTCGCCATTCTCAGAGCAGAAGGTGGTTGACATCTTTAAAAAAGCAAAATACTTTCTCAAAAAAGTTGACAAAAATGAGGCAATGAGTTACATTAATAGAGAGTACAGAGATCAGGTTTGGAATAAGGACTATGGATATTCTGATCTCAAGAAAAAGTTTCAAGGCAAGACGCAGACTCAATCTCAACGGGCACAAACTGGAAATGTTCCCTCTAGAGGAGGTTCTTCGTCTTATTAGGAGGGCCAATGATATTTCAACTTATGGATAGCAAGAG